TAGATAGAGTTGAGTTAAGTTGTTCAACTATTCCAAACAATATTAAGTATGCACAATATGAACTAGCTAGAGCTTTGGCAAATGATACTGATGCTATTACAGGCACTACTGGTAAAGATGGTAATTTTGAAGAAGTTGCTCTTGGAGATCTTAGAGTTAAATATAATACTGAAAGTCAAGGTACTGGTTCTATAAATAATATTTTAGATGTTTACCCTTGGTTACAAAGTTATCTTGGAGCATATATGCTTGGTGGAGCAGGTACTTTTCAAATGAGAGTAGTTAGAGGATAATGGCAGGTCAATTAGATAGCTTATTTAAAAGTGTTGCTAAAAGTGTTGTTGCAACTTTAGGTGATTCTTTTGACCACACTATTACTTATGTAAAGAAAGGAACAAGTAGTTACAACTTAGACACTGGAGAACAAGTCACAGTAGATACTACATATTCAGATATAAAAGTTCCAGTATCTTTTGTAAAAGCAGAAGAAGAAACAGGTCAGGAAATGAGATTAGCAAAGTTATATATAACACCTAATCTTATTGGAAACAATCAAGTAGAAATGGACGATGAAATTACATTAAGTTTTGGCGGATCTAATAGAGTTACACAGATAGTTAATATCGACACAAAAAAAGGTGGACAAGTTTATTTATTTATTGTTTTGGTGCGGTTCTAATGGCAGTTAGAAGTTTAAAAGAATTACCAAAAGATTTAAACAAAAAAATTAGTAGAGATTTTAATAATCTCGTAAAAGATGTTCATGCTGAATTATCGAGTGAGCAAAATATGCCAGTATGGACAGGATTTTTTGCCTCTAGCTGGAAAGCATCAAATACTCCTGTTTCAGCTACACATGACATAATGGACTATCAACCCTGGGCATCAATAAAATATGAAGTCTTTTTAGGTTTTGTAAATACAGGTGAAAGTAGAAGACCAAGCAATCCTAAAATTTTACCAAGATTTCCTGTAGGAGAAGGCGAGAGAATATTTAATTATAGAAAAGGGGTATTTATTGGTAATAAAGCTAATTATTCTCAATATGTTTTAGAAACTGGAGAAATTCAAGATTTTGTTCAAGGTCAACTAGGTCGTTTGATTAAAGAAAATATGTCAGATAAAGGTAAGATATTTATAGGAGGAAAAGTATCTGACAAGAGAGCAGGTACTACATATACAGGATTTGAAGCATGACCTTAGTAAATACTAGAGCAGCATTTGAAAAAGCAGTGACAGACAAGGTTTCAGACGTTGATCCTACTGTCACAATGGTTTATGACAATGTGCATTTTACAACTCCAGGAAAAACCAAGAAATATATTTTAATGAGTTTAAACTTTACTCAATCAACACAGCAGAATCAAGGTGCAGCTTCGGATTACTATGCTGGTGTCATTCAATGCAATGTTTACGTTCCAAAGTCAAAAGGTACTGCAACTCTATCTAAAATATGTGAGTCAGTTATTGATGGATTAACTTCAGTAAATACTTCAACTTATGTTGATACTTTTAGTTGTAAACCTAGAGTATTAGATATAAATGGTCCAACTCCATTGGAAATAGAGGATAGAAGTCATTTCATTGGAATAATATCTTGTCAATTTTCAGCAAAT